CCACGAACTTCTGTAGGACCTCTTCCTAAAATTTCTGGATTTCCTTCACCAACAAAAAATCTTTTTCCTACAAATATATCAGGTACTTTCATTTATTATTCTCCTCGTTTTTTGAACCACCTTTAGACCCTTTGATTTTTGTTGCACCATCGGCACAATCAATTAATCCTCCGTATATATTTAAGATACCTTTTCCAATACATTCTACAGTATTTTCTGAAATTATTTTCACCGATGTATCAGAGTTTACAAAAACACCTTCCTTTCCATTCACAACAACTTTTTCATTTGCATCAATATTAATCACACCATTTTTCCCATCACCACCAGTTGCTCTTAAATCAATATTTTCACCTTCAATACGAACTCTTCCCTTTGCTTTAAGAACTAAATCACCACTGACTGCATCAATATAAACTCCAGGTTCACCATCAGGAACATTATCTCCTGCCTTGATTTGAAATGAACCAGGTGCTCTGCATATTGTTCCGTGCTTTAGGTGTGGTTCACCTGTAGAAGACATCGCAATATAATGTTTGGAATGTGTTCCACTTCTTACAAGAAAGGCAAGCAGTTGATTTTTTTCGTTAATGTGACCGAACTTTAATTCACCATCCTTATTTCCATAACGAATGATATGATAGTTTTCTTTTTTAGACATTATCGTGGAACTCTAAAAACATTTACATCTGGTATTTTTCCAACACAATCAATTACAGAAATAATCTTATCTTGCACTTCTGGTTCTTTGACTTCATCTTTTGATACTCTATCTATACAGAAAACTGGAAGTAATCTTGCATTATATCCAGTTTCACTTTGAATATAAATTGAAGGAACTTCTTTGAATCCTTCACCAGATGATGTAATTTTAATACTTTCAATTACACCAAATGGTCCAAATTTTGGAACTGCAACAGCACCATTATTAGGTTCAATTACAATCTCATCAGTTTCTTGATAATTAAATCCACCATTTTGTATTTCTAATCCACAAAGATATAAAATTACAGGATATTTACCATCATCCAATCCAGGATAATCACCTCTAACTAATGTAGAAGAATCTTGTACTGGTGCAGTAATAGTTCCAAAAGTATTCACAGTATAATCAACACCACCACCAATAATTTCATTCCCCAATTCAGTACTTGTATTATTTGGAAGTCTTACAGTATCACCAGGAAGTAATTCAATAGTATCACCAGGATTGTAGGGAGTATCATAAGTACCATCACTTCTTTGTACTGTTGTATTATCAGCAGGAGCCCATACTCTTCCATCACCACCACGATCTCCATTTGGACTGGTCCTATATCCAGTTCCAGGATCTTCAATTACAACACTAGTTACACCATTAGTTCCAGTACCACCAGCAGTTACAGGAGTTCCACCAGTCCCAGCACCATCAGTACCACCAGTAGTATCAACAGGTCCTATAACTGCTCTTCCTACAGCACCAGTACCAGTTCCACAAGCATCAATAAATCTCACAAAAGGTGCAGAACTATATCCAGAACCAGGAGTTACAATATCTACTCCAAGTATATCACCAACAGCACTCACAATTACATTTCCAGATGCTCCAGAACCACCACCGCCAAAAAATTCAACTGTTGGTGGACCACATAAAACTGCTCCAACATTACAAGGATTATCAAATACATCACTAAAATCTAAATCAAAATTAAAATTATCTGGATCTATAGAATCTGTAACATTATCAGCAAAAGACTTTGCTTTTTCTATTAATGAATTCACATCAAAACTAGCAACATTACCTGGACCATCCCAAATATTCCATTCTTTTACTTCGGGACAATCAGGATTCTCATCACAAGAAAGAAATGTAAGTATATCAATAAGAAAATCAATAACATCACCTACAAGGTCAAATGCTCCAAGAAGTGCATTAATTGGTGCAAGTATTGCATCTAAAGCAGAAGTAATAAGACCAACAATCTTTCCAATCAATCCACCAACCATATTTTCAACAGCACATAGTGGTACATTAATAAATCTATCTATTGCTTGAAGTAAAAAATCAGTAATCATTTTCAGTAGATTACTAATAATTTTACGGAACAAACAAGCAATTAAATCATTCGCAGTTTCCATTGTTCTTTTAAGACCTGGCCTTTGATTTGGAAACAGAACATAATATAAATCTTTTGCAGTATTATTTAATTTATTTGTTACAAACTTTTGTATTTCTGTTATGACCCACTTTATACCACCAGCAATAAAATTTGCTGCATCATCTACTGCGTTTCTTATAAAATTCTCTATATCTTGTATTCCATTTGTGATAGATTGTCTCCAATCATTTGCTTGTTTTTTTACTCTTTCAATAGATTGAATAAGATTTTTAATCTTAAGTTGAATTGCACCTAATGGTACTCTATCACAATTTGCAGGAGTTGCTAATGATTCATCATTTTCATCAACTTCTTCTTCATCTTGAATATTTTGAGCCGTTCCACTACTTAATGTATTAGATTCCCAAAGTGATGCTTGACCTCCTTGCCCTCCTGTAGGACTTGTTGCAACTGAAAAATATGGAGCATCAAGATTAAAAGGATTAAATGCACTTAATGGGTCAAACCCATTCTCTTGTGTACGATTTAAAAATGTTTGTTCGTTGTTTCCTATACAACCAAGAATGATAGGTTCATTCCCATCAATACCATCCTTATAAAATCCAAGAACAACTGAACCTTGTCTTAAATTTGATGTTTGATAACTTGCTGCGTGACCTGAACCAGCAGTGACTGGATATAAAACCTCACATAATTCAAGTTTATCATCAGGAAGTTTATTTTTAACTTGAGGATGTTTTCCTGTAACTCTTGCTTTATATCTTGCCCCCCATCCAGGAAGATTTGTTACATCATTCCATTTTTCTGCAACTTGATTTCCTTTCCAATTTTCATCAGGTACGATAATTCCAGTCCACCAATAAAATCCACCATTACCAATTGATTCTGGATTAAAGAGACTATTCTGCATTATCGTTTGTATGGTTTTCTACCGTAAGAATCTCTTACAAGAGTCAATTTTGTAAATGCACCTTCTCGTGCATCAAAAAATTGTACTAGGTTTGATATCATATATAGTCCACTATTTTTACCACTTACAACTTGAGTTTTATCTGAACTCAATTCTGGGAAATCACAATAGATTAAATTCCCAGCACGATGTGATAAATCACCGGCAATTGTAATATTTAATATAATTGTAAACAACTGATTATAACGACTTGCTGCTTGTGCTGTAATTTCATTTACATCATAATCTTTTTTCTTTGAATTCTCCTTATCAATTTTTTGCATCACTCCAATTGGTTGCATCTTACTGATAATTCTGGTTGGTTTCCCAAATAAATCATCAGGAAGACGAGGTAGATTTGTTCCTGCAAGATTTACTCCATCAGCACCTTCTCTTTCACTTTCAAGTTTTCTTTCTTCGTATTCAGTGCTAAAGAAATTATATCTTCTCACTTCAGAACCATAAGCACCAATCATCATCTTTTGCTGAACATCAATATTAATTGTTGGAGTTGCTTCTAATATTTTTCCATCATATCCAGCAGGAAGTTCTGTTGTATTTGTATAAATGTATTTTTTATATCCTCTATTTTCATCAAGTAATTTCTCAATTGATTTAAAGTGAAATCCATCATAGTTCTCAAAGAAAAAGAAACCAGCAGACTTATCTCTTCCACCTTCAGGAATACTTCTTTTTCCTAACCAAGTACATTTATAAAATGGTTTTTCAGTGTGTCCGTTAAAATTATATTCATTATCAGTAACTTCTATACTTAAATCCTTTTCAGTATTTAAAAAATCTGTAAGTATAAGTGCAACAGAAGTAGATATTTTACCTTCAAAATGTCCGTCTACTCTAGTTTCAACAAGTTCATTTGTAAAAAACTCTTTTGTTACAAGGTCCACCACAAAAACCATATTTTGTGTATGTTCCATTTTATTACGAATTCTTCCAATATAAAGACACTTCTCATTTGAGAAATCTAAAATATTTCCATAACCATCTTCAAGTTTTAATTCAACTTTTTCTGCACCACATAAATCTAAACCTTCAATTAAACTTACAAGTTTTCCATCTTTATCAACAGAGTAACCAGTATCAGCAATAATTGCAGTTGCCTTTATGTAATTCTCAAGTACACTTTCATAGTAATGTAGATTCACAAAACCACGATTTACATCACAAGACTTACCACCTTCATTTGAATAAATGGTAAACTTTGATACATTATATTCTCTTGCAACTTGATTAGTGAGACTCATTATCCAACAGTAAGTGGTTGTAATATACTATCCATACTACTATCTATGGAAGATGTTGAAGCATTTCCTCCACCCATCGGCATAGGAACTGGTTTTTCTACAATAACTCTTTGTAGCATTATTGTAGAAGTATTCTCTCCTTCATAAGAAGTGTAATTTTTTAAGACTGAAATCGCATCATCATATTTTGCTCTATTCAAATCACTTAAAAATCCAGGAAAGTTCTGTTCTAATGCAGCAGTTGTATCAGCATCAAGAACAAACTCTGGACCTTTTTCTCCTAATATTGCTTTTGTACGACCGTGAACTTTTCCACCTTTTTCAAATGCAACGTGAACATGGTCATTGTGTTGACGATTTGTGGAATCACCCCAATAGTCTAAAGATACTCTTTTACCATTTGCAATACCGTATCCAAGTGGTGTATAAATTAACTGTGTTATATTAGAACCATAATTATCAATTAATTTTTGAGCAAATTCAAGCATTTCTGGAGTTCCCATTTGACCTGCACCAACATTTGAAAAATCCATTGCTCTTCCAGATATGTGATAACTTTTATCACCAGGAAATCTTGGTGCTCTTTGTCCACTCGTCATTTGAAGTCCCATACTTTCTGCAAGTTCTCTTGCTACTTGAAGATTACCAGAACCAGTTCCTAAAGAAGTTCCAGCTCTAAATTTCGCAGTCCCATCAGGTGCTTTAGGAACTGTGCTTAAATATTGTGCGTGTTTTCTACTTCCAGAACTTTCGTCAGCAGGTCTTTCCCATTCCCTCATCCACCAATCTGCTGCTTCTTGTGCGGAAGAAAAACTTCTTCTTTGATATTCACCTGGTGAAACTAAAGAAAGATTTTGAGGTTCATTTAGTGCATAATCAATTTGTGCTTTCCAATTAGTTTCCCAATCAGGAACAGCACGAATAAAAGGTTCAACTCTACCGTGAGACCATTGAAACAAACCAATTCCAGTTCCTCCAGGTTCTCTTACATTTGGTCTAAAACTACTTTCTCTAGAAATATTAGCCATTAAACCAAGTGCTTGTATATCACTCATCTTCTTCACACTAATCAAATAATCATAAATTTCTTTCTGTATTCCTGTAGGTGCATATCCACCATACATTCCTCCAGGAGAACTACCAGGTCTAGTACCAGGTTCAGTAATACCGTCTAAATTCAATTGTCTACGAATTGATTGTAGACTTTCATTTACTTTTGAATTAATCATCACTTCAAAAGTTCTTGAAATTTGCTCTCCAATCTTCATACCAATATTTTCATTAGAAGAAAGAGTTCTTGGAACTACACCACCACCAGCAAGACCTACAAGTTGCTTTTGAATGCTTTCTATGGTTTGTGAAGATTGACTATCAATTGCATTTTGAATCAGTGCTCCAAATCCATATCCAATTTTTTGAAATACACTCTTCTCTGGTTTTTGTCCCATCACCAAATCAACAGAAGCACCCATCAACCCACCAAGCATAGGAATTTCTTTTAGATTTTTAGAAGTTTTTTCTAATATTCCAAGTGGGTCTTTTTTTGATTTGTCTTTTGATGTTGGAAATAACTTTTCAATCTCTTTTTTACCACCAATATCTTTACCTGGGATTGTTCTTTGTGGTTGTACTCTTGGTGGTCGTCTTCTTATCTTTTTAATTTTTCTTCTAATTGCACCACCAACTTTCTTACCACCTCTTGTAACTTGACCACCCTTTGATTTTATTTGAACTCCAGTATTTCCTGCAAAAGTATCATAAAGTGCTCCACCAACAATATCACCAAGAATACCCCCAAGAATTGTTCCAGCAAAAGGAATTGGTATAAATGTCCCTAAAGCAGAACCAATTGTAGCACCAACTGCTTTTGCTGCTGCTCTTCCAGGTTTTTCACCCATCGCAAGAGAAAATGCAAAATCTAATAACCCACCAATTATAGGAACTCTACCAAAAATACCTTTTGCAATTTTAGTTCCTGCTGTACCAAGAACTTTAAGTGATGCTCTATTTGCTGCTTTCCCCAATCCACGAGAAAAAATTGCTCCTTTTCCTGTTCCTCCAGCAAGACCTCTTTGAACTCCATATCTTTGATTAAGAGGTTTAAATCTCTTTCTAACATCAGCAAGTGCTCTCTTCTGACTTGCACCTTGTGCTCTTCTTCCCTCATATATTCTTGCAGCATCATTACCATATATCTTTTCAATTTTTTTAACTTGGTTATTCCTGTTAAGATAATCTCGCAGTTTTTGGTTTGGTTTTAATGCTCCTCCTTTTGAACTTATACTCGGTTTTCCACCAGTTTTCCCTCTTCCCAATCCAAAATCAGTTCCACCTGTCGCAGCAAGTCCCGCAATAATCGCAAGATTTGCAAAGATATTAAACTGCTTACTAAACTCATCAAAAGTTTTCTCAAAATTTTCACCACCAATAGATTTTGCAATTCCTCTTACTTGGTCGTATGCTTTATATCCAGCACCTATAAAATCAACTACACCATTCAATATATTTCCAGTTAGTTCTTCAACAAACTTAAATGCTGGTGTAAGTTTCTTTGCAAATTCTAATACCTTTGGAATGTGCTTTCCAAATTTATTGAAGGCATAACCAAGTGATGTAAATAATAAAAATCTTTTCAGTCTATCAAGAAATCCAATCTTTGGTAAAGAAGGACCTGATATTTCCTTTTCACTTTTTGGTTCTTTCTTTTCTAATTCTTTTTCTCTTTTTTCAAACTTTTGTCTTTCTAATAACTTTCTCTTTCTTTCTTCACTTTTTTGAAATAATTTTGTATTTTTATTAATTAACTTCTCAAGTTTTATAACTTTCTTACGAATTCTTATAACTTCAAATAATAAAGAAGTTCTTGTTTGTTTTGGTTGTTCTTCTGTTGGACCTATATCACCTGCTTTTACAATCGCAGAAGATTTTGGAATAATATTAGAAATTGGGACAAGAAACTTTTGACTATCGGTCCCTGTTGATTTTGATGGTGGTAATAATTTTTTAGAGTTAATAACAGCCATCTTATCCTATTCCGTAAATAGAAGCATTTGCTCTTTGAGTGGAAGTCATTTGGTCCATAATCTGTGGTACTTGAGAACCACCAGAAGCAACTTGTTGCCCTCCTGCCTGTTGAATTATATCAGGTAGTGGTATGATTGATGATTGATTACTTCTGCTTACTGGAGGACCAGGAACCGATGGTTTTGCTTTTGGTGCAAATAAATTACGAATTGGTTTTGGAATAATACCAGATAAACCACTATCATCACTTAAAGATTCTCTAATACCTTTAGGTCCTGCTGGTTTTACAACCTTTGCTTTTGGTGGTTCAACTTTCGTTAAATCTTTAGGACCACTTAACAATAATTGCCTTTCTAAATTCAATCTAAATTGACTTGGACCACCTCTTTGCACTTCTTTAGCAGCAGTCACCATATCTCCAGTTTGAAGTGACTTTGTTAATTTCTTATAAGTTCCAATAGGACCATAAGGAGCATTATATCCAACAACTAATACTCCTGCCTTTTGGTCGTCACTCATTTTATTCCAGTGAGGAATCTCTTTTTGATATTTCTTTGATAAATTACCTATATTTGTTTTTAGTATACTATCTGCTTTTCTTTTTGTGATTGTATCTCCCATTTTTACAGGTTTCTTTCCACTCAATATACTATCATAAAAAGTAGAACCCCATCCAATTGTAGACTTACCTACACTATCTTTATATGCGTGAATTGGTGTATCTGGTTTAATGGAACTCCAATTCATTCCACTAACAACACTACTTCCACCAGGTTTGATATAATCATTTACACCTTTTGTTAATGAAGATAGTGCTTCATCTTTTTGTAAATGGTGTGCTGCTTTTCCAATAAAACCACCACCAGCAGCAAATTGAATATTATTCGTCATTCGTGGAATATTAGTTCCACCTGCTGATTTATTTAAATTTAATAAGAACCCAGCACCATATTTGTCTACTGCCTTTTTAGACATTACAATTTCACCAGGTTGTGCTGCAATCAGTTGTGTATCAGGACCAGCACCAGTAATATCAACACCTGCATCATCATCAATATAACCACCTTCCTCATAAGCAATACTTTCTACAGGAATAAATGGAATCATTCCACCACCTTTAAATCCACCAATTCCTCTTTGCAGAATACTTTCCTGCATTAATTGAGAACCACCAGGAGTTTTACCAGAACCTGGTGTTACAATATTTGGATCAGTCTTTTTAAATTCTTCTCGTCTTTGAGTATTTTGTTGTGTTGCAAGATATGCTCCACCAGCAGCAAGAGCACCACCTGCGACTAATCCTGCAGTTATAGGATTTTTCATCGCAAACTTTGCAAGTTTTGGTATTGCAAATTTCGCAAGTCTAAATGTAAGTTTTGAAACTGTCCCTATAAATGAACGAACAAATCCACCAAATGGTGTTGTGAATAAAACTAAAGCACCTAATAATGCAGGCCACCAATCCTTTAAAAATCTTGTTAATACTTCTACTTTTTCTTTATTTTTTGGGTCATTAAACCAATCAATAAATTTTACAAATGCTCTACCTAATAATGTATAAAGTATAAAATTTAATATTCTATCTAATATTCCACGAACAGGTGCTAAAACTTTAGAAGCAAATGCAGTAACTTTACTTATACCTTTTTCTAAATCTTCTTCTCTTCCTTGTCTTCTTAATCGTTCTTGTCTTTTTCTTTCATTCTCTTCAGTCTTTTTAATTGCTTGATTTTGATTTGTAAGACTTTCAAGTATTCTTCCTAAAGTTTCATTAATTGTAATTACATTTTTAAGAAGTCTATCCCCACCTTCTTCCTTCTTATCTGCAAATTCTGGTGTGATTGCCTTTTCTGTAAGATAATACTTTTCCTTATTAACTCTTACAGGACCAGAAACTCCTAAATTATCTGCAGTTATTTTCTTTTTCTTTAATTTAAACCTACCAACCTTACCTTTAACTCTTTTAAATTCATCAGTCAAAAGCATACTTTCTTCGGTTGATATTTTTTTATCAACCATTCTTGCTTCCACCATCTTCTCACGAAGAAGAGTCATATAAGTTGAATAATCAATATCAAAAACATCATCAAGACCTAGAAGTCTTAATAGTCTTTCATCAACTTCTTCACTCACTAAATCATCATCACGAGTTCCTTCATATAAAGCAAGAGCTTTTTCTCTCTTTGCTTCATCTCTAATACTATTAAGAAGTTCATCTAAATCTTCAGGACCCATTAGATTGCTCTTGCTTTAATTTCTCTTCTTCTAGATGATTCTTTAGCATCATTACATAAATGTCCCTCTCCCAAGGGATGAGATTTTCTATCTCCGTCAAAGAATATTTATGATACTGCATCAAGGCAAAATTGAGTTGATAATAATTCTCTAGGTCCATATGGACCATACTTATACGAAAAAAGATGATAACCCTTCTAAAACAACTTCATTTTCTACTTTTGTTTTAGGATTTGTAACTGTAATCTTATGAGACAATTTAGGCATCGTCTCAAAGAATGTTTCAATTTTTTTGAACTGTAAGGAATTCATTTGATCTAAAAATTCAGTGATTTCTTTTTTCGTCACATCACTTGTAGACCAAACTTCATCTTCCGTATAAATTGTATCAATACAAGAAGAAATTAGATCAAATGCTTGATCCATATCATTTGCCGCACTGAAGTCAAAATTATTTTTAATAAATTGATCTAATGATGGATACTTCATTTCAAGCATAATATTATCATCAATTTTAATTTTTTTATCGTGCCCGTCAAACTTCTTGACTTCAATCTCATCTACATTAATTTTTACAGGGACTGTGGTTTCCCCATCATCAGGACAGATAATATTAACTTCAATTTCTTCTCCTACAGATTTTCCACGAATATTCAAGAACAAATATTCAATATCAAAAGTAGGTAAAGTCTCAACTTTAACTCCTCTAGTCTCAATACAACTTTTAATGACTGTCTTAATTGCTTCTGTAATTTGTTTAGTATCTTCACTTTCTAATGCAAGGACTAATAATTTTTCTTCTCTAACTAAAAATGGACGATATTTAATTTCTTTTCCAGTTGATGGTAAAGTCAAGTGGTAAGATGGTGTAGAAATTTTAGGCAGCGGCATAAAAATATAATTTCAGGTACTTTATTTATAACCTATTTAAAAATCTCCAGTTTCACTTGCAACATAAGTCCTCCCACCAATATTTACCTCACTTCCATCTGGATATAAAGTAATTCTAGAACCATTTGGATCATAAATTGTTGCTGGTTCTGTTAAATCTGAACTAACTGCACTAAATGAATTAAGAGTATTTTTATTACTTGAATTTACTTCATAATTTACGTATGTATGACTTATAGTATATCTTGAATATGTAAAAGAAACCGTACACTTTAGTAATTGAGAACTATCATAAGAAACAGGCATAGAATTAATACTGATTGGAAATGCATTAATGAATCTATATCTCAATACTCTCCCATTGTAATCCTTTTCCGTTTTTGTAATATAAAGATTATCAGTCTTATACAATTCTGGAAAATTAACTCTATAGTTATATGTTCTTCCTAATTGTGCTGTAGCATTATCTTCACCTACAATATAACTAATCCAACTTTCAAAAAAATTAATTACCCGATAATCTCTATCCACATAAAAAGTAAAATCTGATCTATCATCATACAATCTACGATATGCGTGTCTTTCAGTAACTCCAGTATAATCATTATTAATTTCATTTGTAGCAAGTGAAGAACCAGGAAGTGATGCTTCATTACAAGAAATTTTTATAATTTCTTGATTTTCTCCAGAATAATTTGCTCCAACATAACCTGCATTTTCCCTAACTTTTAAAAAATTAGTTACATCTTCTGGAGGAAAAAATTCACATAGAAATACTGACGTTAAAGCAGGTCTCAATAATTTTGATTTAATATCAGAAACTTTTCTTGGTTTAATTCCTGGCGCAGCCATCTATAAATACTCTTAAAGTTTATAATACTATGTAGTTAAGTAATGGCGGAAAGTAATAAGAGTATTTATAGACCATCATATCCAAAAAAATATAAAGGAGATCCAAATTCTATTGTATGTAGAAGTACTTGGGAAAGAAAGTTTTGTAGTTATTGTGACTTAAATGAGAATATAATTTCCTGGGCGAGTGAAGAATTTTTTATTCCTTATGTGTCTCCATTAGATAATAAAGTTCATCGTTATTTTCCAGATTACCTGATAAAAGTAAGAGAACAAAATGGAGAAACTAAAACATATCTAATTGAAGTTAAACCAAAAAAACAAACAAAACCTCCAGTTAAAAAATCAAGAGCAACTAAATCATTTATATATGAAACCAAAACTTATGCAGTTAATCAAGCAAAGTGGAAAGCAGCAAAAGAATGGTGTGATGATCGTAAGATAGAATTTAAAATTATCACAGAAGAAGATTTGTATAATAAATGAATCAAGGTTTCGGGCAATATATCAGAAGAAATGAAACTTCTGAAGACAGAATGTATGAAATCAAAAAAAGGATCAGAAGAATGTCTGACCCTGAAGATATTATGATAGAAATTATTTCAGTATTAAGAGAACTTGAATATGTTCCAGATATTGGAAATTATTATACTTTCATCTATAATGCAAAAACTCCAGGAATAAAATACGATCAACATCCACTTATTGCGGCATTAGGAAGATATAACTGGGGATTTAGAGGATTAAATTATCACTGGGAAAGAGTTGATCCATCTCAAGCAATTCGTAATTATACGTGGAATGAAGTTGCTGGGTCATTACATCTTGTATATCCAAATGAAATAAATTATATGAGGTCAATACCTTATTCAAAATTCAGAATAAATAGATAAAAACCTGTGTCTAATGGCGGACCAAATAACTCAAGCATATCCAAAATGGAATATTCCACTTAAGCAACTAGTGAATACTAATAATGGAGACACTGAAGTATTTTTTGGTATTGGAAGAAAAATTATATCTAGTGATGGGAGTGATCCGACCAAATGGGAAATAAATGAAGATGAGATTGGACCATTTACTACTGAATACAATAGAAGAAATCCTAATAATAAATTAACAGAAAATGATGTTAGAAGACTTCTTATAGGTGAAGCAACAAATAGTAATGGAGCATTTCTTAATGAAAGAGCTGCTGTTATAAACAATAATACAAATGAAGATATTAGAAGATCATTAGCAGCAAATAATAAAATACCAAAAGTAACCTCAGGTGCAGTAGGAACAGTATCTGCTGACGGACAACAAATAAACCCTGTAACTTTACCACCATCAGATCAATCAAACACTGATGGAACAGATCCACCACCAAAAACTTTACAAATAGACGAAATTGTATCAGATACAAAAGATCCACAATATGAAAATTTAGTATACCCAACTGGATTGGGGGACTTCGGTCAAGATTTTATAAAATTCACTGCATACTCTTATGGTGGAAGAACTTTCAATCCAGGAGCAAACGCAGCAGAAACTCTGTCTCTTGGAATTGGTCCTAGAAACTTTACAAAAATAGAAGGATCAGTTTCTCTTCCAATTCAACCATCAATTACAGATTCAAATACAGTTCAATGGGGTGGTGAAAATTTAAATCCCATAACTGCTTTTGCAGCATCTCTTTCATTTGGTGCTATGATTTATCCAAGTCAGGCATTTAATGAGGCATTAGGAGCAGCAGAAAGAATGATTAAACAAGAAAATACTAGTCCTGCAGTAAGATTATATCTTGCTGGAAAAGCAGTTGGTGTAAATGGATTACTTTCAAGAATTGGTGGTGGAATATTAAATCCAAATATGGAGTTATTATTTCAAGGTCCTCAATTAAGACCATTTACTTTCGTATTCAGATTATCAGCAAGAGAAAAAAAAGAAGCAGATACAATAAGAAAAATTATTAGATACTTTAAACAAAATATGGCTGTTAAAACAACGGCAGACAATTTATTTTTAAAGGCACCAAATATATTTGAGATACATTATAAACAAAGAGGAAGAAATAAATCAGAAGATCATCCATCATTAAATAGAATTAAAAAGTGTGCTTTACAGTCCTGTAGTGTTGACTACACTCCAGATGGTTCTTATATGACCTTCAATGATGAAAGCAATACAATGGTTTCTTATAATTTAACTCTTCAATTCCAAGAACTAGAACCAGTTACATCTAAAGATTATGATAATAATCTAGATCAAATAGGATACTAAAATGCCTTCATATTTCAGACAAGTTCCAGATTTTGAATATGTAAGTAGAGATTCCGAACAAAGACAAATCTCTGAATACGCAACTGTTAAAAATTTATTTCGTCGTGGAAAACTTCGTGAAGATATTTTTGGAGATCTTGCATTCTTCACAAAGTATAAAATTATAGGTGATGAAAGACCTGATAATGTTGCTTATAAAATTTATAATGATGAAACTTTAGATTGGGTTGTTTTACTTTCTAATAATATACTCAATATTCAAACAGAATGGCCTTTACCACAAAAAGTATTTGATATTGTAATGCTAGAAAAATATAATACTTATGATAATCTTTATAATGGTATTCATCATTATGAAACTCAAGAGATTAAAGATAGTGTTGGAAATCTAATTCTTCCATCTGGAATTAAAATACCAAATGAATGGAAATCTGGTAATGGATTTGTAAATGCATTCAAAACTGAAGGAGTAAGTTTTATATCATATAATAACACAAGAAAAACATACACTATAGTTCCACTTAATATTATTGAATCTATTGAATTAGGATCAAAAGTTATTATAAGTGGTTCTTCAGAAAATGCGGTAAACTCTACATTTACAATTAGCAATGTAGAAAATTCATTTGGAAATTTAATTTCTTTTGAAATAGAGTCAACAATAGCACCTGAAACGGATGAAATAGAAATAACTGGAAATGAAACTCTTGAATTTATTTCAAAAATTTCATTATCAAATTCAAACAATTATTACTATGAATATTATGATGGAAATTTAGGAAATGAAGTTACACTACCAGCATCTAGTATTTTAACACCAATTACAAATTATGAATATGAAAGTCAATTAGAAGACGATAAAAGAAATATATTTGTACTCAAACCAAGATATTTAAATATTGTATTTAATGATCTAGAAGAAATTATGAAGTACAAAAAAGGGTCCTCTCAATATGTTTCAAGGACCCTTAAAAAAGGAGACAATATCAGATTATATAACTAATCAACTTTCTGCTAGTTTTTGAAAATATGAAAGTGGATCGTCTTCATCATCACCACTAGAATCATAACTTGATTCAGAAACAGATTTACTACGACGATAAGAATCTTCAAGTTCTTCCATCACATTAGTTTCAACAGACTTTGATTGCTCCTGTGAAGCATAAGAATCATATTCAGTCTCTTCTTCTACTGGAGTCATTTTAGGAGTTCCTTTCTTACCAAGAACATAATCAAGACGTTTTTGAAGTTCTTCATAAGACTTAAATTGATCTGTAGCAGTAATTGCAGATAAAGAATATTCTTTCTTCCAAAGTGCTTCTAGAGCATCATCATCATCTAGCAATGATGAAGGACGATCAAACTCAGACTTATCATAATTCCAATAACCGTCTTTCTTCACAAGTTTCAATTTGAAATTTGCACCCTGCCAAAAATCAAACGGATTGATTGGTTCTTCATCTTCAAATTCTGGTTGCATAACATCCATAATTTTATCAAAGATTTTCTTTCCATACTTATAAAGAAAAACTTTTCCTTCATTTTGTGGATTTGCTGGATCCCTTACAACATAAATGTTAGAATAAAAGCTCAGTTTGCGCTTTTGCTTACGAACTGTCTCTTTATCTGATTCATTACCGCTATTCCAAAGTTCACGATTATATTCAGAAACTGGATCTTTTTGACCAATAGTAGTTAGTGAATTCTCAATATACCACCCACCAGGACCTTGGAATGCGTGAGAATATAGTTTTGCCCAGGGAAGATCTTCTCCTTCTGGAGCAGGAAGAAAACGAATGATTGCAGAACCTACGCCATCTTTACCCATTTCTGGTTTCCACAAACGTTCATCTGCACTTAAACCAGTGTTATTCATCTTTTCAACTTCTTTGACTAGTTTAGCAGTCAAATTGCCGATAGAAGATTGTTTTTTTAAACTTTCAAAAGACATTTTTACCTCGGATTGAATTGGATTTGGCCTTTGAGACGACTTTATCTTAGCAGAAGTAAGAATGGTTGTCAAGCCAATTCAAGTTGAATTTTCATATTTTGAATTACAGTTGATATATTATTAAAAACAAGATTCATATCCATACCTTCAGGCATTCCCATCATTACTGCGGAACTTTCAATATGAGATTTTACATCTTGTGCTTCAGGATCATCAGATAGACTTAATCGTGTATATAAAACTTTTTGCATATTTAAAAGTTCTTCTAACATTTCAATATGCTTTAGTTTATCACTTTTACACATTTTATGAAATTCAAAGACATTATTATATACAATTTCTTGTAGTTTTTTAATTTCTTCTAATTCTTCTTGAACTAAATCAGAACTAAAAAATCCCATAATATTACCCAATTACCAAATCTTTTAAAATTTTTTTGTATTTAAATACATCTATATTTAGGAGAGGAGAATATTTTTGAATTTTCATTGATACAGAACTCCATATAGGATCATTTAACTTCTTATCAAAATCATTTTTAAATCCTAAAATTTTATCAAGAATTACAAGTGTTTCCAATGAAATATTGCTCTTCAAAAATTCTTTTAAAATTAAGGGATGTTTTGATCCAGTAATTAAAAACATCTTATTAAAATCTTGAGAAGAAAATACATTTTCAATATCACTCTTAAAATGATATGATAATGATTGGATTTTTTTCATCCAATTCATATAAGTATCATTTCCAGATTTAATAATCTCACCAATCCATAAAGATTGAGGATCTTCCGCAGAAGAAAAATTAGCAACAAAAAAATCTACAATTTCTTTATCCTTTTTTTGACGAGATAATTTTTCAAACCAAAAACGATCTTTACGAGAATAGAAACTTTTTTCACCTGCTTTTACTTTTCCATTATACTTCAAATAATCATAATCAAGTCTAGTAAAATGATTTTTAAGTGAAATATAAGTTTTATAAGTTTCAATTGGAGTCACTTTCATCTTCTGGGTAAAATCCTGCGTAATTTTTATCAAAGGTAAAAAAGTTTGAAATTGTATATCTACATCCTTCTCTGACTTGTGATACTCCGTGAGTGTATTTAAGTCCTGCTGGATGAAGTGATACTAATCCTTTTTCTGGAGTAACTTCTAAATTCAAATTTGGGTAATATAATTTACCACCTATAAAATTAGAATTTAAAAAAATTACACCTCCAAAATCTCTCCAAGAAGAAGAATTTGGACTTACTCCATCTTGTTCAATATTATCAGCATGAGGAGTCAATAAATCACCTTCTCTCCATCTAACAATTTGTGGAAGTTCAGCATATAAGTATCTTGATTCTTGAGGTAAGTTTATTTGAATAAACTTTCTCATTCCTAAAGATGCTTTTTTTAAAATGTATTTAATTTCTTTTGGAATTCTTTCATCAGAATAATGAATACATTTACCATTCCAATATCCAATACTACTAGTGTGCTCATCAAACATACTTTCTTGATATTTTATCCACTTCATTAATAAGTTAATTGAATGTTCTGTGAGAAAATTATTTTCCACAATAGGAAAAATGTCTCCATATGTAGTATCATTAAGTTTCTCGTGCTTTTCAATTAACGGTATTTCATCGTGAAAGTTCACAGTTATAAAGGCAATTTTGCTCTAGAAGTTTTTTTCAGGAAATTAAGTTCAATTGCATTCCATTTAATTTTTTCTTTGAGTGGTTTTGAAATAAGTTTTGGAACTTTTTCAAGTTCAATTTCATTTTGCTCACAAAAAAAGACAATCGCAGTGATATAATCCATATCCTGATTATCTTTAACTAATGTTTCAATTTCTTGTGCAAATTTTTCCGCACACATAAATTTTTTTTCAAATTCAACTTGTAGTTGATTTGTTATATTATTTTGAAGTTTCATAAATCTCCAGTTTATCTTCTACAAATTTTTGAATGTATTGTACTAATAGTTCTAGATATTTCTTCTTATCATACTCTTCATATACTACACATTCACCAGTTTCGCAAGCCATTAAAATTACTAACTTCTTAACAATTGTACCAGTAAGTTCATAATACATTGCGGCATATGCTGCTGCCTGAACAAAATAATGTTCAATCCACTCTTTTGGTTTTGGTTTCTTTGAAGTCTTAAAATCAATGACTGCAAGTTCTCCGTTATACTCTGAAATACAATCTACAGTTCCTGCAATACCAAGTTTTTTACTGTATAATGCACCTTCTAAACAATGAATATTATCAATTTTATTCAGTTCAGGTTTTGCAATTTTAAATAAGAAATCTGATAATGGTTGAACTGTTGGGAGTTCTGGAATATTGTAAAGATAATTTTCAACTAAAGAGTGCATATCAGTTCCCCGACTTGTTGCTGCTTTAGTGATCTTATTTGCAGTATCTTCCCCGACCCTTTTTCTCCAGTTTACAAATATCTCTTTATTGAAATGACTTGTTACAGAAGTAATGGAGACCAGTTTTATAAGGTCTCCATTATCAGGCACAGAATAATACCTAACTCCATCTATAGTAGTTCTTTCAAGACGAGGAAGAGAAACATCAATATGATTAAACATTAATTAAATCCAAGTTCATTTTTTGCGACAAGGTACTCTTTACAAATTCCAGAACGGACAATATCTTCAATACCAAACTCAATTATATCAAAAGAAGGCATTTGACGCAAGATTTTCATAAAATCTACAATACCATTCCTTTCATTTGTTCTTATTAAATCACTTTGTGTTGCATCACCACAAAACATAATTTTAGAATTTTCACCAACACGAGTAATAATAGAATCTAATTCGTGAAAATTTAAATTAGAAAATTCATCTACAATAATAATACAATTATCTAAAGTTGTTCCACGAATAAATGAAGTACTCCAAAAACTAATCGTTTCTTGTTGTTTCAAATTACCATACAACATTTCAAAGTCTGCATCACTAGGCATTTGAAACATATACTTTACCATATTCTTATATGGAATTTGATAAAGTGAAGATTTGTCTTCGTGAGATCCAGGAAGAAATCCAATTTCTCTTGTTGGAACTAGAGATCTTACAAGATAAATTTTTTCATAAGGAGTATATTCATTCAATACTTCTTTTAAAGCATTATACAATGTAACAAAAGTATTATGTGTAATGATATAATCATCAGTAATATAAAGATGTTTTTCATCTTCAATCATAATACACTGTGCTTCTTCCTCTCCAACATAATTTACTTCTTTAATCTTCCTTCTATATTGAAGTTTATCGTAAGTTTCTCTACATAAATCTTTTTTTCTTTGTAAAGTAAATAGTTCTTTTGGGTTTCTTACAGTAATAAAAACATTATAAGATCTTCTACCATTCTTTTTGATTCCATCATAAGTATATGATGGAATTCTAGATGTGATATTACAAATACCACCAAGAGACCAAATAATTTCTTGAACTTGCTTTGCTAAAACTTGACTTGTTGTTGAAAAAGATACTGTACCATTTCTACGATCAACAGTTCCATCCGTATCCATTAATCCTCTTATAAGGCTTAATTTTTGTTCAGTACCAGAGTTAATATAAATTGATGGAATAAACTTTTCGTAGGATTTTTTTCCTTGAACACCCAAATCCTTTAATATATTTGTCAGTGAATTTAATTTAGTTGTTCTTGATGAATTGTCTATAAAATTATAATCACAATTTTCACCTTTACAGGATTTGATCTTTATATTTTCAGATAATGCATATTTTAATTGTTCTAATATAGTCAAATCCTTAGTTGTAAATTTGGGAGTAGTTGTTGTTAAACATCCATCACCAATCAAACATCCAAGAAGATAAGGATCTAATGGAACTTTAACATTTTTTGTTTTGATGGGTTCAATTAAATCAATTGAAATGTTAGTTGTAGATTTTCTAAGTTCTTTTTCTTTTAGAAAATCAATTATATATTGAGTATTAACTACTTTTTTATACCCAGCTTTTTTTCTACTCCATCCACTAGGAGAATTAATTTCCCAAAGATGTTCTAAACAGCATCTAGTTTTAGATCCGTCGTGAAAAATAATTTCATAAATTTGTTTTTTTCCTTGAGGAAAAATCCCACAAATTTTTGTTTTTTTTCCACTGGGAGTCAGTACATAATCTCCAACGTTAACTTCACCAATTGTAGTCCAACCATTTGGGGTCAAAACTTTAGAATATAATGGTTGTGCTTTACCCGTTCCAGCTGCTCCATAAGCAATTAGATTTTTACCATCACTATAAGCAGTAAAAAGTTTTTTCTGATTATCTGTTAGAGGTTCTATATCAATTAAGTATTCACTATTAATTGGTTTTTTTCGTTTCATCTGTTTTGCAGTAAGACCAACTCCGATTGGTTGGTTTTCATTTGTAGTCTTCCTTCTTCTTGCCATCTAAAACTTAAATCTTTTTAACTTTTGAACCAGGTGCTTTACTTGCACGATCTAAAACTTCATTCCATCCAGGATGCTTTTTAACTAAAGTATCCCTCCATTCACCAACATTCCCTGCAGAAGCGCATCCTTCAGACCAATCTCTAGACCATTCAGAGTTATCTTTATACCATTGAGAGATTTCATAAACACTCATTTCAACTACACGTTTTTCACCAGTTTCTTTATGAATAATTGGATA